TGAATAGTTCCATAATGAAAGCCTGTTTAGCAGCCATACTTCTAGGTGTGGCTGATCCTGGGTGAACATGATAATCCGTATTTCCTCGCAAGTTGCTTCGAGAAAAGGCAAAGGCTTCGAATTGTCCATTGTCACCCATTAACCTAACTAATCGTTCATCTTCCCAATATGCGTTCACATACTGCAAGAACGACCTTGTAATCTTCTCCGCCGCTTCTTCTATAGAATCTGTAGCAGGAGCAAAGACAGAGTCATCCTGTTCCTGCAAGAAAGAAATAGCCGTCGCCGCTGTAATACCAGCAGGAACCTGACCTCTTGAAATCTCATGCTGAGAAGTAAGGTCATCCATTTCATTGAGAGTACGCTCTAATTCTTCGATGACATAGGTGGGTATATTAGCTAATTCTAATGGAGAGGGCTTTTCAAATCCTGGTGTGTAGAAGATAACAAGTCCAGGTTCCGTTGTAATCTTCTTTGGATCAACAGAACCTTTAGCAGCGAGCAATTGTGGCTTCGCCATTCGATTCTTTGCTTCCACAAGCTGAGAGCGTGTGCGATTATATTCTTTTTGTAAAGGTATGAGGTCAGTGATGACTGATTCTGCATAAAATCTCCCTGTAGGAATGTGATCTATCTTAGAGAATGGAAATTCATAACCATTTGGACTAGGAGGATAAGGCCACTGATCTATAATCTTTATGACCTCAGTTTCATTTCCTAAGATAACAACTCCACCCTCAGGAAACATTTTGAAATGTCCAGGCTTAATCCAAAATTCCTTAAGATAAACCAGATTCTTCTTCTTATTCTGATTGATACCCATTGCTCTCAGAAACTTATCTTCCATAATCCCTGAGTTATACGCAACTGTACCAGTCATAGAAACACCAAAAGTCTGCTCAACCCATTCAGCAGGCTTCGTCTGACAATTAATAACTATAGCCTGATTCTCTAAATCTTCTTCTTGAACATCAAGCACATACAAATGGAAAGGAGTAATTCGATCTATATAACAATCTCCAATATACTGCTCACCAGAAGCAAGAGGAACCACCTTCTCCATATCATAGCCATACTTAACAAAACCTGAGCCACAAATGAGAGACCAAAAAGCAGCTTTCTTAATAGCTAGATGAATCTTCTTATCTCTCCACATTGCCTCTGAAATTTGATCCCCAGCTATTGCTCCTAACATATCATTATCATCAGTACTATTAGGAAGAACAAAACCAGAAGGAGCTTCCTTAGTTATCTTAGCAAATTCTTTACGAACATACCTTCTGGTCTGATTAATAATCAAACGAACACGCCAAGGTGGTGCTGGAGGTTCAACTAGTCTAGCAGTTGGACCAGACTTAGCTGGACCCCAATCTACCCATTGACGACCATGATAGAATGCCAAATTGAGATACCATTGAGATTCAAATTGGTACCTATTCTCCTGACAAGTTTTAAACTGCTCCGACAGGAAAGCTACTAACTGCTGATTCTGTTGTGTTCCCTTAAGAGAACGTAAGTCCTTCTTCTCTTTAGTAGCTATCGGTGTCGATGAGTAGCTCTCGTTCGGAGTTTCTACCATCGTCACTTAATTCTTCTCCAATTCCCATAGCATTGGCGGCTGAGTTCTTCCATCTAGCTAATTCTTCTTCATCACTCATACCAGGAATAGCAGGTTCAGTATCAGAAGTTGAGTTCAAATTCCCTGACTGACTCATCTGAACGTAACTCGTCCACTCTTTCGTCATCGCTCGATTCAAGAGCCTCTCCCTCTCGTGAATCCAAGCTGACTGTTCTATCCGGTGATTCTCCATCAACTTCTGAATTACCTTCCAGAACAGAAATCCCGCCAGACTGAGAAAAACTAGCAAGATACTGAACATCTGTAGGACCTGACTCATACTTATACCCCGCTAACGTAGCCATGTAGTTAAAACATTCATTGCAGTAGTAAATAGCTCCATAGAACTCCTCATAAGAGCCAGTATCAACAAACCACTCTTTAGAATTAGCTCCCCCTCCACACAACTTGCAGCAATGGGGTAAAGCAGAAGGCTGCTTAACTATAGATATTGCACTCACTTTTTAGATGCAACCTTCTCAACAGCCGACTTCTTAGCAGCCGGAGCCTTCTTAGCAGTTTCTTCCTGCTTTGCTAAACGCTTACGATATTCAAGAACTTCAAGATTATCCTCAATCTTCGTTCTAACTGAAACACTAACTGAATCCTGAGCAAATTGAACAGGAACTTCATGATTTCCACCAATAGGTGCTCCAGCAGGAGAATTAAAAACAAGAGCCTCCACAAGGGCGGCCTCAACATCAAACTCATACACAACTTCATCATCAACAACAAGTTTAAATCCCATTAATACTCTACTCCTAAGTGTTGGTCTCGATGTCCAAATTGATCTTCATCTTCATTTTCATCATATACAGGTTCTCCCGCCATCAAAGCATTAGATGACTCCAATGGCACATCTATATGCGGAACGAAGGAACCGTCATCTACCTCTGGACGTGAGGCTATCAAGTATCGGAGAGCGTCGCAAGCGTGATCGTCCTTCTTTTGAGGTTCCTCTTTCTTGTTCTTTTCATATAAAGCCTTCCTCTCCTTCCAAACAGCCCACCTATACCTACCTAGCTCCCAAATAAGATTTGGACAGTTTTCAGTAATAAAAAGCTTATTCGCACGAAAAGCTTCCTTCACCATAATGATGCCCGCTCGTACATCATTATTACCAAGAACTATAGGAATACCATTTGTTACATATTCTATTTGAATAGAAGACTGAACAATAGGATCACGATGCTTAATGCTAGGATCACCAACATTATAATCCGGAGGACGCCCATGCTGAATGTTAATTTTATGTACAGCCTTGGCATGATCTGAAACTACCCTCTCAAATCCATCTTGATAATATTCATCCCAGATAACCTTTACCCCCTCTTTGTTTATGGCACACCATAACCATGCTGTAGGGTTAGTAGTGCCATGATCCATAGAAGCAACCCAAAGCTTCCAAGGAGTATCTTCTGCCATAGGCGGAGTCCACATAGGTATAACATGCTTTTCCTTACTAAACTCTGGATAAATCATGCCTCCAAGAGAAACATACTTACCTTCTTTACGAGCTTTACGTTCCTCAGGAGACAAAAGATCAAAGGCTCTTTGTTTAGCCTGCTCATTTAGATATGGGTTATCATCCATATCTACTTCTACTTTAAATATATTCTCATTGTTCTTTTCATATATCTCATCCAGAGTCCATGTCATACCGTCTACAGGGGTCATGGTCATCCACCAATAACCATCTGTGTCGATAAGTCGCATCATACACTCTGTGAAAATATGCTTGGGTGGTTCTTCGTCAAACCATATCCAATGCAAAGAGTCACCAGCGAATTTATCTAATTCCTGCTCATGAGATGAAAATTGAATCGTGGAACCATTCTTAAAATGAAGTACACGAAGAATTTTATCATAAGCTTTCTCCCAGCTATTTCCTCTTAACTCTGCTTTTGGAATCCACATTTTTAGGACTGGCATTATAATTTGCGGCAATCCATGAAGGAAGTCGGTGGTAACCACCCTTCCTCTTATTGGTGGGTCCCACTTTAAAGTTTTGTATGGATGCTTTCCTGTTGCGTTGAAAGTACCTTCTGCTCCGCCTGACCACGTTTTTCCTGATCGGTTTCCTCCAATAAATAAACGCCCAAATGCGTCAGATGAATGAAAAGCTTGTTGCTTCTCATGAGGCTGATAAAAGTTAATATCAGGCTGTCTAACTACTTGCTTAAGACTCTCTGCAATACCACGCAGAAAATCAGACTCAGTAGTCTTAGTCTTGGATGGCATTCAATTCCTTTGCAACAGCTTCAAGAATTTCTGGGTCTTGAACATGCTTACCTATAACATCTACAATCTTAACCATCACAGACCTAACGTCTATATCAACCTGGACTCGTGGATTGTAGATACCTCTCAATTCAAAGAAGAACTTTGTTGCTGCAACGTCGCCATCTTTAA